ATGGCAAAGCCTATTAAAAGCCAGCGCAAAAATTGCGCTAAACCCACACTATACAAAACTCCGCGAGGCGACTTTATGGCCGATATGGGCGACGGTCGCGTCGTTCCGGTCGTCAAAACCGACATCAACGAGTATGCGGAGGGCAAAGACAATGCTTAAACTTCATAAAATCCCTGTCGAGTTTACCGACCTCGCGACCATTTACGAAGCACCAGCTTATCAACTTCAGTTCATCGGAGCAGGAATTAGTCTAGATGTCTATGCGCGGAGCATAGAGGAGCTGTTTGGCGCGTTCGCGCTGATTCGCGACAATTACATCATCAAGAATGGCGATCAAGAATTGCGTTTTTATCAACTCACCGACGCAGACGGCTGGCAAAATCTCGGCGGACTATACGGCGCCGACATCGAACACGAGGGGGTACATTTCGACGGGTTCCGCGTCCTGCTAGAGGGGGCTGACAATGAGTAGTGTATGGAATAGGGGCGTACGAAAATACGCTGAAGAACTACTTGAGAAAGCCCGCGACAACGGAATAACGGAGCGACCAACGCGAGAACAACTCCTAAACGGTGCGAGTAGCTGGCGAGAATATAGCTTCGCGGGCTGTTCGCTGATTACTCCGCGCGACATCTGCGCCCGCCTCGCCACTCCATCGGAGCAACGCGCGAAGAGGAATGGCGAGCTTCCGCCCAATAAAAGCGAAAGCTGGCTAGATGTCCAAGCCCGCGCTCTTTGGCAGGCTTGCGCGCTGATTACAAGCGGGCAAATGGACTGCCCCAACCTCGACGCTATCAAGGAGAATAAAAAGTTTCCGCAACATCGCTTCAGGGCAGTCGTCGGCTTCAAAGACCATCCCACCAAAATTGCGTACTTTATGGCACTTTATCGGGCGCAGGAATGGGCGGAGCACGCCCGCGAAATAGCGGGCGATCGCTTCGCTGGCTACCAAATTACGGAGCGTGTCGGCGACCATAACTATATCTATAAGGGAGGACGACAATAATGAAACGCCACCTTTACGACCCTAATATTCTCACCGACGCCGACAAGCGCGTTTATGTCAAACATCCGACCGATACGCCAGTCTATGAGCCGATTTATTACGCTACGCGCAATATTCATACTGGCCGAATTACGATTTTTGGGAGCGAGGGCAAGCGCGACTATGTCGGCTTCACTAGCCGCCAAGCTATCAAACACTACCGCGCGCTAGCCGAGCAACATGCCACAATATAAAACGCCGAGCGGTTCGGCGGGGGCGGGGCGCAAGCCCCGCACCGCCAACCCCCACAGGCAGGGCGGGACGAAACAAGCCAAAACTACGGCGACCCACCCCCACCAAACCGCTTACGCACAAAAAATCTCTGCTGCGGGAGATAGAAGAACCCCAGCGGGCGCACAAGGAGCGAAGTCAAGCGAGCGCAGCGACCTTGACTAAGCTCCGCGCCCGCTATAATTTGTCTCCTTCCGCAGACAGAGATATAAGAAATGGACTACAAACAATGAGCAGAGCTACGGCTCTGTTTTTTAATTTTAACTTTCGCAAAGGAGGAAAATGCCGAATACAAATCAGATACAATTTAAGCCCCAAGTTCGCTACACTGGCGAGCTTACCCTGATATTCCGAGATAAATACACTATTATCGCCACGCTCGGAAGCACTAGCCTAGTATTTCACCGCTGGTTTGACCGTGGTTTAGGCGACTATGCGAAAGAGTGGAAGCCGTTTGCGCGTGCGCTTAAAGAACAGCACCTCACCGATCTTTCGGACTTACGACGGCTTGCCCTTAAATATCATATTTCGTGTCAGAGCTATGCGGGTGGTTTGAGCTTACCAACTGATATTGAAGAAATCAAGAAGAATTAGAGGAGAAAACGACAATGATTAGCCAATTACAGCTTAACTACAAAGGCGTAGTGATTAGTAAAAAGAATAGCAAGATTATTCGCAAAGACCGCCGGACCGGTAGGAATTATATCACCAGTAATGATACTGCCAAGCGCAACGAGGCTGATATGATTGCGTCCTTTATGGAACAATTAAGCGGTGCCTATACCGCTGAAGATCTTTGTCCTTGTAGTATTGCGGTGACGATTTATGAACCGGACGCTCATCGGCGCGACCTCGATAATCAACTGACCTCTATTCTTGACGCTTTGGTGCGGGCTAAAGTGATTACGGACGATAGCAACACTAGTGTTTATGGGGCTAGTGTGCGCTTTGGTGGTATTGACCGAGAGAACCCGCGAGCTGACATCATAATTACAAAGGAAAACGTATTATGTCTATAAAACGTGATAAGCAGGCGCGGAAACTCACCCCTGTAAAACGCAAAGTCCACGCCACAAAGCAGGCGCAAGAAAAGCATACTGTCGTCGTTGACGCGAAGCACCCCGAAGCTGGTAATGGCGGAACGGTGCCGCCTGTGGCAACGCGGTTCGGCGAAGCCGACGCTAACCCACGGCATAACGGGGCTTGGAAGAAAGAGGACACACTCAGGTATAAGCTCCAGCAAGTCGCGAAGATGGACAAAGACGAACTCTGGGCGTTGCTTGACGACAAAAACGCCGGCGAATATGAGAAAAGTGTAGCGCGTATTCTCCTCGATGTCGCTGAGCCACAAAACACCCTTACCGCCGAGGAACGCTGGCGTATTTTGAACGGACTGACTAACCAAGATAGCGGTATGCCCAAGCAGCAGGTCGATCAGACCAACTACGAAGCCCCTGTGCCTCTCTCGCCGCGCAAGATTATTACTAAGCCCCGCACTCGGCGGAAGAAGAAGTAGATGTTTCAGGATACCACAGCGCTGAAGAAAATCGAAGCGATGTGCGCCCGCATAAATATAATTCAGGGCGGGGCGCGCGCCGGCAAGACGACGGCAATGGTGATACACCTCAACGACCTGTCTTTTGCCGTGCGCGACAAAATTATTAGCGTAGTGTCCGATACCTACCCAAACCTAGAAAAGGGCGTGATACGCGACTGGACGAAGCTCCTCAAACGCCATCACTACGACCAATTCTATGTCGAGAATAAGGTCAAGCACACTTGGACTAATAAATTAACAGGTACAGTCGTAGAGTTTTTTTCTTGCGAAGCGGACGACGCACTCGGGGCGGGGCGCGACTACCTCTTTATCAACGAAGCGTATCGTGTGCGCTATGAAGTCTTTGACCAGCTAATGCTCCGCACCGAGGTAATGGCGTGGCTGGACTTTAACCCTGTCAATGAGTTTTGGGTTCACACGGAAGTGATGAAAAAGCGCACCGACTGGCAATTCGAGAAGCTAACCTACCTTGATAACGAGGGCTTACCGCCGTCTATCAAAGCCGACCTGCTCCAGCACAAGGGCGATGGTACCTCGAACTGGTGGCGGGTCTATGGACTGGGAGAAATCGGCGCGCTCGAGGGCAATGTTTATCAGGGCTGGGTGCGCCACGATACCTACAAAGGTATTTCAATGTCATTAAAACGGTATGGGGTGGACTTCGGCTACAACGACCCAACGACCATTATGGCAATACACGAAGACGACAATAGAGAAATCTACGTCAAAACTAAGCTCTACCAAAGTATGCTCACCAGCAAAGAAATCGTGGCGCGGGCCGTAGCGATTAATGCCGAGCAAGAGGGGCTTTTCGTGTGCGATAATGCTAAACCCGAGATGATCCAAGATATGCGTGAAGCAGGCTTGCGCGCTATTCCCTGCGACAAAAGCCCCAGCGGTAAAACCAACGGCAAGCTCTACAATATCAACCTTGTCCAAGAGCGCAAAGTCCACTACCTCGCCGAGGACAAAGACTTGGAGCGCGAATACTTAACCTATGGCTGGCGCGTGAAGAAATCTACTGGTAGGATTATTGACGAACCGCAGGATGGCAACGACCACACCCTCGACGCTATCGCCTACGCTATCAGAGATATGGAGAAGAAATCGATTATTTATGCTGGGGTGAGATAGGGGCGCAGGCTGTGGCGAGGACGAGGGGTAAGAGGGGCGCGAGTAGGCTAGGCGAGCGCCCCGCCCCCGCCTCTAAAGCGAGCCGACGGCGCAAGGCGACGATCGGCGAAGCGACCGCGATAGCGGGCAGAGCGGGGCTAAACCCGAAGTCCGAAGCTACTAGACCAGCCCTCACGAGGCTCAAAGTTTCAAAATACGGAAAACTGCGCCTTGCGCTAGGGATAGTAGCAGAATTGGTCGGGCGTGCTAGGGGTGAGCGATATTTATTAGCAAAAACAAGCCCGACCAATGTCGCGAATAGCCCGACGGCGTAGCCGGAGCGCCCAATGAACGACTAGAATACAAAAAATGATTATGGTATAATAACCGTAAATGAAGAAGCCTAACATAAAACTCTTGATTAAACGCCTGTCTTACGAGGCGGAAGTCGTAGATAAGTGGAGGCACATTGCGCCCCGCTACGGCGAAAATAATACTGCGGAAATTAAGGAATATCTGCCAGCTGACCCATTTCTACTTTATGATTACAAATGTTTAATGCTTATTCACGAGGAAGGACGCTCCAAAGAAGAAGCCATTGCTATCGCTGATGAAATGAAACCAGACGACTGGTATGAAGCGTGGCTTGACCTCAAAAAGATGATTAATAACGCCAAAAATGACGCTGGTTTATAGGTTGGTGAGGTGCGCGGAGGGGCGTTAGCCCCGCAGCGCGAATAGCGACGACGCGACCGACGAAGCCCCCGCGGAACGCGCGGCGAGTGAGGGCGCGGAGGAGTGCTAGCAAAGTATTCATAAAACTTCGTCTTAGGCGAGGTATTTTTGTTGCGAAAAGCTATTGACACACGTTCCTGTTCGTAATGATAATGCTTAACAAGCAGGGCGGGTTCGAGCCACCTCATCCTGTTCTGTTTCAACTCAACATTAAGAATAACTAGAGCGAAGCGTTGGCGCGAGCCAACTGCTGTTCAGGAACGCTTTAGGCTTGATGTTTGGGGAATACGCAATGCGCGAGGTTTTTCATACCTCAATGAGGCTAGTTAGCCCAGTTTTTTGTGCGCGTATTTTTCAGGACATTAACTTTAAGGAAACAAATTATGGACGAGAATAAGAAGCTTATTCCGGTATCTGCTGGAAAAACCGAGGTTGTAAAGACCGAGGGTGAGAAGCAGGAACACCAAATCACCTTTGTTGCGTCCAGTGCCAATCCCGACCGTGCCCAAGAAATTGTGGAAATCGGGACTTTCAAGCTCCCGCTCAAGGGCGGTGGCAGCGTCCGCGTCGCGGAACTCGCCAGCACCCCGGGTGTGAAGCTCGATATTCCGTTTCTCGCAAATCACGACGGCTGGGACATCGATAGCGTGCTTGGTAGCGTGCGTAGCGCAACCTACGACGGCGAAGCTAAAGAGCTGACATTTACCGTGGGCATTTCGGCTCGCGACAAAGCGCAGGAGATGTTTAAGCTGGTCGCCGAGGGACACCTCGACAACGCCTTTAGCATTGGCTGGCGTGGCGGCGCTTATAACCCCGATACCAAGACCTATACCGATGGCGAAATGCTAGAGGTGTCGCTCGTAACGCGGGGCTGTAATTACGACGCGCGGGTAGTAGAAACCAAAGGCACGGAAGCAGCCAAGACCAAAGCGGACGCGATCGGCGAACAGAGTGAACCGGACACGGACGCAGAGGAAGACCCTAACCCCGAAGCAGAGCCGGAAGCTCCAGCCGAGGGCGCAGAGGGTGGAGAAGATAACGATAACAAGAACGATAAATCTGCGGAAGCAGAAAAGGAGAAAACCCTTATGGACGGTAAAGAAACCAACCAAGCAGAAATTGCTAAAAAACAGGTGCTAGAAGCTCCAACCCAAAAGAGCGCTATCACCACCACCGACAACGCTAAAGCCTACCTCGATACTCCCGAGGCGATGGCAGACCTCACCAAACACATCCACGACAGCTACGGACAAAGTGCCGAAGCGGTAATGGCAGGCTGGAAAGCTCATCTTGCGGACAAGGGCGTTAAGGGCTTAGAGGGCGCAGAGATTTTGCCAACCACCCTCAGCCAAGCATTTTTCAACTGCTTTGAGCGCAAGGACGGTATCTTGGCAAAGTTCCGCTCGGTCAAGGTCAACAGCGGTGCTGCCTACGCGTTCTCGACTAGCGATAAGGCGGGCGCACACACTAAGGGCGACAAGAAAGGCTACATCACGCCTAAATCTCTACGCCGTGATTGGAAGCATAAAATCGCCTACGCCAAAATGGAGCTTGACCTACAAGACCTGCTTGACGACCAAACTGGCGAGCTGACCGTAATGCGAGCAGAGATGTTGGCAGAACGCCTCTATACCCGTATTCTCGAAGCGTTCGTTACCGAACCTGTCGCCCAGAAGCCTACTAGCGGTGCTGATACGCGGATGTTCGACGGTGTGCGTGGCGTCTTCAGCTTTAAGGCTGACCTCGACCGCGCCAAAGGCACTGGCACTGAGGACATCGACCTCTACGCTAAAGCCGTGGCAACTGTGGTCGCCAATGTTGCTGACGATAATATCTACGATAAAATCGTCAAGTCGTTGCGCTCTCTCAAGGGTGCTGGAGAAAAGGCTATCTTCGTGCCAGAGGGTACGATGACCGGCTTAATGCTCAGCAAAGACACGGACGGCCGCTACTTGTTCGCTCCTGGCTCTGACACTGAGAAATTGCTCAAAGCCAGCGTAGTCGAGCTAGAAACGATGACCGACAGCGGCTACGATGTCATCGCCGTGAACTGTGGCAACATCCTCTACTCTAACGGCGCTGATATACTCCGTGCGGCGTTCGACCACGACTACAACCGCGATGTGCTTCTCCACGAGAAACCAGTCGCCGGTACCGCACAGGGCTGGAAATCTATTGCCGGCTACGCTACTGCCACCGCAGCGGCTAAGGCTTAGACCAAAAAACGCCACAAACTCACGGGCAGGGTGCGACATCTCTGCCCGTGACTATAGCAAAACTGGAGATAAGATGAACGAAACTATACCAGCAACCAACCCGACCGCCGATGAGTGCGAGGTACTACTGGGGCGCGAGCTGACCCCGAACGAACAGACTAACTACCCGATGTTTCTCGCCGTGGCGGTGGCTCGCCTCGGTGCTTTACTAAAGCGCGATATCAATACTATCGACCACGAAAGCGATGTGGTGCTTATTAAACTGTTGCTGGCGCGCTTGGTTGGCGTAGTCAACGATGAACAACAAGCCGCAATGAACCGTGGCGTAGTGGCAAAATCGGTGGAAGATTTTAAGGTGGAATATGACGAAAACTCCTCTACCCCGATGTGCCAGTTTGTCGAGCTGAACCGCGATCTACTGAAATTATTTGTCCCGAAAAGTGTAATTCGGGCAGGAAGTAACGCCTATGACGGAAAAAGCCTCTGTATTTAAGCCCGATAGAAGCGCGTACCACAGCGTGTTCCGGCACTTCCGCCGAGGGTTGGAAGAAATCACCTTTCTGCCAGTAGTCGGTACGACTATCAACGGCGAGCGTACCGTCAAAGCCATTGTGAAAGCCAAAATGGGGCTTAAACGCGCCTCACAGCTACGCCGTACCAGCAGCGACCTGACCATCCATTGCTTCCCCGAGGACTTTGCTGACGTGGTAAACATCCAAGATGTGCTTCACTCGGCGATACGCTGGCGGGGGCGCAACTATTCGCTGGACGGCGCCACCCTCGGTAAGAATTACGAAACTGGCGAAATCGAGCATATCACTTTCAACTGTTCGCTGGCGGTCTATACTGATGACCGTCCGAAGTTCTGCTTGGAAAGTTCCCGCGCCACCATCCTCACCACCGAAACCGGGCGGCTATTTATGGTGGAGCAATTTGGCAAGCTTGCTGGTACCGAGATACCCGAAGAACCATCGGGCGAGAACGTGGGTGGTAATGGGGCGACTACGCAAAGTTTAATGACGGTAGCCTGCTGAAAGGAAAAGTAGCAATGATAGTGTCAACTCAAACTAGACAGATGGTTAGCCAGCGACGAGCCGCTTGCGCCCAAAGCGCGGAACGCGCGACGGCGTCAGGGCGGCGAGGAGTGCTAGTGACATCAATACCAAATCATAAATATAAGGAGGAAAATGGAAGCAATCAAGTTTAGCGAATTGCCAAGTGGCGACAAACAGGACCTCGGCGAGAACGACGGCTTGCCGATTATTGCCAATAATGAGAACCGCTTGCTTAGCTGGGGACAGCTTAAAAAGCAACTCGCCAAGCAAACTCACACGGACGAGGTGAACACTAACGAAGCTGGAGCCGAAAAAGTGCCGACTAATGGTGCGGTTGCTTCGTACGTAGGCGCCGTTAAGACTGAACTTGGCACGGAAATTGCCGAGGCTAAGACTACTGCGAACGGCGCTAAAACCACCGCTGATAGTGCTTTGGTAGCGGCAAACGAAGCCAAGACTGAAGCCACCAAAGCCAACAACGACGCGGCAGACGCGGTGGTCAAGGCGAACGGCGCAAAGGCTACTGCCGAGGGCGCGGTAGAAACCGCCAATACCGCCAAAGCAACTGCTGATACTGCTAAAACTACGGCGGACAATGCGACCACTACAGCTAGTGCCGCTCAAGACCGCAGCTCAAACTGCCAGTACTACTGCTACGGCTGCGCAAACCCTCGCCACTAACGCTAAGACGACCGCCGATAACGCTGCGACTGCGGCTGGCAATTATTACAGCGAGCTAAACGGCAAATATACTGCCCAAGCTACGGTCATCCAAAAGCTAGAGGACGACCTAGAAACCGAAGCCAGCGCTCGTACTAGCGCCGTTGCGAGCGTTAATACTGCCGTACAGGGCGTGGCAAGTCGTGTTGGTGACATCGAAACCAAAATTGCCAACGGTGAACTTGGTGGCGGTGGCGGAAGCGAGGGCGATAGTAGTGGAAGCGTTGATTTAACCCCAGTCAATACTCGCCTTACTGCTCTAGAAACTAAAGATACTGCCCACGAGAACCGCCTAGAAGCCCTAGAAACTGCCAAGACCACGCAGGCAGGCAAGATTACCACGTTGGAAAATTCGGCTGCGACTACTGCGACTACGCTTAGCTCACAGGCGGAAGCGATTACTAGCCTACAACAAAGCACTAACTTGACCGATGGCGAGGGCAACACTGTTAGCGTAGCCAACGCTATCGCCGAACTCAAGACGGCAACTGCGGCTGCTCAGACCACCGCCAATAATGCTAGTACGATCGCAACCACGGCGCAAGCTACCGCCGACACCGCCAGCACCACCGCGACTAGCGCCCAGACTACAGCGAGTGCTGCGCAGACCGCGGCGAGCGAAGCCAAAGCCTTAGCTAGCGTAGCAGGTGTTGAGTATAACACTATTGTTACGACTTTGTCTGAAGATGGGCAGACCGTTACGGAAATGACCTTGACCGCACGCGGAGAGAGCGACCCTGACTTGACTATCGCCCAGCTGTTCAATAAGTTGTTCGCTAACCAAGCGGCGATTATGACCGCAATAAATACTTACAACAAGTTCAACGCTGACCTACAGAGCGACCTAGGCACATTTATGACCGAACTCAAGGCGCAACTACAAATCGTTGGCGATAGTTATTAAACAAGAAAGGAATATGGTGTATGGCGACATATCATAATCAAACCCTCGGCGCGCTGTTTAACGACATTATCGGCTATCTACCGACATACTTTCAAACCGTAACGAACATCTATATGGGTTTTTATAGGGCGTTCCTCACCGAGGGCAAGACTGGAAGCGACACGGACGACCCTTTCACTCGAAGCTATAACTGGTGTTATGGGTTTAGCGATTTCGCAGAGAGTGATATTGACGATTTACTCAATAGCGATCTTGCCCCCGGCACGTTTGATGGTACAACACGCGCTCCGCGATTTAGTCAATTTTGGCGGATGATTTCTGTTTTTTCTAGTCCATATGGCTTGAGTAGCTACGGACATAACGGAAGCAAGCGACCATTTCTGCCTGTTGGCGGAACTAACTGCGTCCTCAAAATCCTCCGCTACGACAACGCGGAGATTACCAACACCAAGCTCAAACAGGCTCTATCGCAATACAATAATATCTCACACGCTATTCGTAGTTGTGGCAACCTGTCCTCTGCTGGGTATTCACTCTGGGCAAACTTCCCCATAGATACTTCTGACAAGACTTCCGCCGAGCTTAACGCAATGACCTTTCGACAGGTGCTTGCTTATGTTAAAACTCGCCCGCTTCGAGAAAATGACTATGATACCTTCGATATCATCAGGGCGCGACAAGCCGTGTCATACGCCGAATACGAACTACGCAAAGTGCTTAACAATATACAAGAGCAACAGCAGGTACATCTTCAAGGCTGCGCGGAGTGTGAAGAAAATGGCGAGTGCGATGAATATTTGGCGTTGCTCGACGCTGAAAGTGAGTGTGAGAGTAATATCTTCAACTACATTGCGACGAGGTGCGGTGGCTACGGCTATACTTTGACAAAAGAGAGTTCTAGAATACTAGATCCATACGGCTATTATTCTAGCTCGTATTCTGGTCAGCTCAAATATATCACTAACCCGCTTCGCTTTATTGCCGTCCACGCGGCTGATGTGCCGACCAAAACTTATACCGGCAATATGGGTGAATATACTATCGGAGCGACGTGGAACGACCTCAAAACTGCTGGCACAGGGTACAAATCGCGCGTTTACAATGTCGTACTGGAGCGCACGCTAGCTCTGCCCGCCATACAGTTCGACACCCCAGAAACCGATTATACCAACGGCAACCCCTTTTACATCAAATCTAATATGTGGGCTTGGCTCAACTCCCTGAAAGACGGCCGTGAGAATAACGATAAGTTGTGGCGCGAACTTCAGCATACCAGTGACACGAACACTAACTCGAACTTTTACCGTGGTTATTTGTCGTGTATAGATAACGACTTGCGCAAGCATAGCGTTTCGTTTGTGGAGCGCGATCAGCTGCGCAATAGTTCGGGGGGATATCTTTCTGGTACAATTGCGCGCCTGTCGTATGCGACTATCGGCGCTCCTGTCGGCTATTACAAAAGCCTTTATTCTGACGAAAAGGTTGGCACGACAAATATTACGCGTGGCTGGAACTACCAGGAGCTATCAATCACCGAAGGCTATTATCAGCAAATTTACGTGAACGGTGGTGAAGCTGCGTTGAAAGAAGCCCGCAAAGCGGTGTACCCCGATAGCATAAGCGACTATTACAAATCTAGCTCGGCAGGCGTAGCAACGCGAACGACCGTTGGCGCGACCGTGAACCTTGCCGTATTGGACGCGACTGGTGCGTTCATTACCAAACCCCCGAAAGATTATGTCGCTGCGCGCCCCATACATCGCCTATTCCCGTTCTATCTAACGCAGAAATATGGTGTGCCTCGCGTCTATACCAAAGGTATTACGCTAGAAACCGCAACCACAAACCACAAGTAGCTAGATACTAACTAACCAATGCGCAACTTATGCGCGGAAAGGAAAATCTAATGTTCGAGAAAATTAAACGCCTGCTCGGTAAACCCACCACGCCCGAGGCTCCAGAAATGCCCGATGTCGGTGCGATTAATGGACAAATCCCACACCTGCCTAGCTTAGATTTGTCGGGCTTTGGGCTGCGCAATGGCAGCTATGATAACACTTACCCGAGTATTAGCCGTATTGCCGACGCTATCGCTGAAGTCCAGCCTATCGCTATTAACGCCGAGGGCAAAGAGGTAAAGAACGCACACTTGCTCGAGGTGTTGAACCGCCCGAATAAAGAAATGTGTAGCACCGACTTTACGGAAGCCCTAGCCGTAATGCTCCTCGTCCACCCTAAAGTCCACCTCTTGCTCTGGCGTAAAAACGCCAATGGCGAGCTAGAAGCTGGCGGACAGATTACTGAACAGAATATCGCTGGGCTGACCTTTATGGAAGGTGCGAGCGAACGTGTTATTGCTGGCAAAAGCGAGTTTCATATCAACGGACGCGTTTTCACCGAGAACGAGGTCATTAGCCTATCGCTGGCGGTCAACCCTTACCGTCTAAGCGACGGCTATAGCCCGAGCGTGGCAGCGAAGAAGTGGGCGACGACCGATGACTATATTGCCGAGTACCACAACGCCCAATTCCGCAATAACGCGCGCCCTGCTGGTATGCTGACTATTGTCGCCGATACTGCCGAGGAATTTAACGACGCGGTGGACACCATCGAGGCGAAGTTCCGTGGGGCAAGCAACGCTGGCAATACCATCTACAATATGCGCCCAAGCCAGACCCTCGATGGTAAGCCTGCGCCTGCCAAAATCGAGTGGACGCCCTTTGCGATGACTAACAAAGACCTCACGCTTCAGCCTATCTACGAACAAGCTAACCGTAAAATGGAAAATGTCTTTGGCGTACCTGATGAAGTGCGCGGACACCTTCAAAACTCCAACTATGCCAGCGCTGAAGTTGCCGACTACATCTTCAGCCGCCGCGTGGTTTACCCGACGCTGGTCAAAATCTACGCTAAGCTGACGCACGAGTTTAACCGTGTTTTTGGCGGTATGGGCTACGCCCTCAGCTTCCATTATGAAGTGCCAATGCTCACCGATACGCGCAAACTCCAAGCCGAAGCCCTTAAAACGATGATAGACGCTGGCTTTAGCGTGGAAACCAGCGTGGAAGCCCTGCGCTTACCTGAGAGCTATCGACAGCTCAAGCTTGCGCCTAAGACAGATGTAAAGAAAAACTTTATAACTAGCAAAGGCGACGATGAGGCGGGCGCTATGCGCCCAAATAAAAGTAATTCTGCGCAATTACACGGAATAAAGGTGGAACTGGAAGATGAAGAAGATGAGGGAGAATTGCCCCAAGCTAAAGCAGATTTAGTCAGCCCGAACCTACTCATCGCCTATAACAATATGACCCACCAGATAATGACAGAAATTGAGATGAGTATAACCGACTGTGTGGCGCTTTATGAGGACGATGAACTTGATGTCGAACACGAGCTGGACTTACTCGAGGGCGTAATTGAGCGTAACTTCCGTAATGACCCCGACCTTGAACGCGATATCACCGAGATTAAAAACGACCTCGACGGCTTGCGGGCTGGCACCGTGGTGGCTCGTGGGCAAGACCTCGCGGAACAACTAGGCGAAGAAGTTGACACCCTCGATATTGGACTTAAAATCAAAGACCATATCGAGCAGGTCGTAGCAGATGACCTCTACGATAGCTACCGCGCCACTGCCAAGAACCTACTCAACGCCACGGCGGTCATACTCTACCAAGTCCTCGGTAAAGATATTGATAAGACTGCTGCGCCCGAGGAACTGGAGAGCGAGATATTGGGGCGACTGGCGCAGCTAGGCGAGAAGCAAGAGTGGCGCGCCGTGCGTTTCGGCTTTACCGAGCAACAAATTGTAATGAGTATTACGGCGCAAATGCTCTGGGAGTGGGCGCAAGATGAGTATAAGTTCAAAGGTTATAAAACGTGGCGCGTGTCGCCACTTAGCCCCGCCCCCTGTGAGGACTGCCTCAAGATTAACGGAGAAACCGTGCGTATTACCGAGAAGTTTAGCAATGGGCTGATGTACCCACCACTACATCCGAACTGCTACTGTTTCTGTGTGTATAGTGTGGGGCGCAAAAACGCGGTAGCGGACGGCGGTGATCGCACGGCCAGCGAGGACGCGCTTGCGCCCAAAGCGCGGGACGCGCGACGGCGTCAGGGCGCGGACGAGTGCCGAAGCGACAACACGGACGCTCGAGGCGTAGCCATCAAAATTACTTGCCCGAAGTGTGGACGCTTTCTGATGGACGCGAGCAAAGCCAAAATCCAGAAGATGATTTGCCCGAACACCAAATGTAAGGCGCGCCTCAGTATAGACACTATTAAAGAGGGAGCAACTATCGTCAAGGAGCTTAAAGCGGGAGAAGATGACTAATGTCTGATGTGGTAATTTGTGCGCTGATTACTGGGGCTTTTGCCCTGCTCACCGCACGTACCAACGCTCGCGCTGGCACGCAAAATAGAGAAATAATGAGCCGGCTTGACCGACTGGAACAATTACACCACGCCGATAGCGTATTAAGCGAGCGCAACGACTTACTTACCGCCATTAAAATTGACGAAGATAACAGCGTGGAAATAATGCGTATCGCTAAACGCTACTTCCTCGAACTGAAGGGCAACTCCTACGCCAGCAAACCTTTTGCGGCGTGGGCGGTGCGCCACCATCTCGACATTAGCGAACTCTACACCGAGCACAATGACCTGAAATTCTATGTGGAGAACCCGAGCCTCTGCTACGACGCATATCACAAAGTAATAAGATAAGGAGCAATAAAAAATGGAACTCATAATTAACCAATTTATCACCCTCGGCGCCTGCTACGGCGTGCTGGGTATCGGCTACCTGGCGTGGCTGACAAGCGGCGTGGTAAGCGTGGCGTATAGTCATAAACGCCGGTGGAGCTGGGCGCGCTTCCGCGAAGACCTGCTGAAGTTTATATTACATCTCGCGGCGCTGGGGCTATTCGTAGTGGGTATGAACCTGCTGGAGTGGCTGGTGGCGCGTATGGGCGGTGATATTAAAGCGATGATGAACGGTATCAGCGTAGCTGGGCTTGCCATAATGACCCTCAAAAATGGCGCTGACTACTACGCCAAAGCCTACCAGAACTTCGAGAAGTTTCACCAGACACGCTTTAGCGAAGATATACCGCTAGAACTCGACCCCGACGCGGTGGACTGGGACGAAGTGGCGGAGGGCGTAAAAGGCTTCGTCAAAGAAATGGCGGACGCGCTCACCCCTGAGCATACCGCAAACGAGAAACAGACTGACGATAACGCGAGCCTCAGCGACGAAGAAGTAGCGGAAGTGCTGGAGGCTGAGGGTAGAGGCGCGGAGATTAACCCCCTAAACCGCATACTGCCAGACGGCGACACTGACGGCGGTAAGGGCTGGCAATGCTCGAAGTATGCTGGCTACCTCGCTACTGGTAAGCGCCAGTACTCCAGCAAGAACCCCGACTACGGACCCGTGAACGGCAACGCAATGGTGGACTATCTGATACGCACCTTTGGCTGGGTAGAGTGTAAGAAACAGGACGGGGCTATCTTTAGCTACAATGCTGGCAGATATGGGCATACCGGTATTGTCAAAGACGCGAAAAACAACATCGTGAACGACGCGAACTGGAAGCCTCTCGCCGTCGGCACCCACTATCTCAATCTCGAAGCGGTAGGGGCGCGCTACGCTTGCCCGAAGTCTATGCTGGTACAAAATGCTAACTCGACCAATAAAACGTCACAGACGGCTAATACAAAGCCCACAGCGCCAACTCCAAAGCCAGTCGTAAGTACAGACTCAAACACTGGCAAAGTCTATGTCGATAAACTGCTGATCTATCACAAGGGCGACAAGGTAGTGCCACTGCGCAAAGTGGACTACGATGGGCGACGCTTGCGCCAATACGACGACCAGTATTACATCGTCCAAGATGTACCCGAGGGCTGCGACAGAGTAGTGCTAGGCGCACGCGGACAGATTTGGGCGGCGATGAATATCAAAGATATAAAGAGAGTGTAGCTCAGCAAAGATTGTAAAAAAGTATTGACAAAGCTCTATTTTAAGAGTAGAATAGAAAACGTGCTTGGTGAGGATGTCACTCGCCCGTTCTTTAGAAAGGTGATATCAGCAATGAAGAAACTTCGCAACATTATGGCGATGGCGCTTGCCGTCGTTATGTCCCTGTCCTTGGCTATCCCCGCTTTTGCTGCGGAAGCCACTGAGCCTGCTGCAGAGCCTGCTGCCGCGGCGGAAACCGCCGATACCGGCATTATGCCGCTCTACACCAACACGACAACCGTCAGGACCAACGGGACCTGGACTACGGTTGCCAGGGAGAACAGCTTTGGCTGCAATGTAACCGTGGCCATCCCGTTCTTCGCCTCGCTCAACTACAAGGTCAGTATCGGCTACCGCACAAATTATGTGCAGGCCAACCCCACGGTCGTTGCCGACGACGCATTTGGTCTGAATGGAAACTCCAAGACCATCTTCGTGCCGAGCAACGCGATCGCCGTGGAAGTCAGGATCACAAGCCGCGACAGCATTGGCGGGATCTCCTCGTTCAACGTTAACACGACCGTTAACAAGTAAACGGCGAGCGGGAGATATAAAGGCTGCGTAAGTGGCCTAATCGTATAAGCGTAAACAACATTGCGAGCGTCATCTTTGCCAGCACTTGCCCCAACCACGCGTTGGGGCTTTTCTTTTATAAACTAACTAAAATATGCAAAGAATATGGTATAATAGTGTCAAATAGAGTAAATGGAGGATTAATTGTGGGTGAGAAAAATGCGCATAAAACCAAACAAAAGGCCAAAACAAACGATGGTATAGCAAAAAAATTATTCAGTAGGAAATATGAAACCGATGAACGATTTAAAGTTATGATTAAGCAGCCGAAGTTCTGGGGTGCATTACTTGGTGAACTTATAGGCACGATGTTATTGACTATAGCTTTTATGTTTACTATTGGTGTATTTAGGGCAGATTTAGTGCCATTATTTATGTTTGGAGGAATTGTAGCAATATATGTTGCTACTTACGCAATATCGGGAGCGCAATTAAACCCTTTGATCACAGCAGGAGCAATGGCGACTAGAAGAATGTCTGTCGTGCGAGGTATAGCGTATATCTTGGCTCAATTCGCTGGCGCTTGGCTTGGTTTTCTATTGATAACCATGTTCAAAATAGGCAGCGGAACAGATTTGGAAGTTCCGCCTAGCTTAATTGAAGTGACTGGTGAAAGTTTTTGGGCCGTTGCTTTGATTGAGCTGATGGGCGCAGTGATTTTGGGTTTTATGTTTGCCCGTTTAGTTCAATCGAAAAACAGAAGTGCGCTAACTTATGCTCTAGTAATGACTTGTAGTGTTATTATGCTTTATCTGTTTGGGGCCGTGATTTCCCAGAATTATTATGCCCTATATGCAAACCTGGTGTTTAACCCAGCTTCTGCCTCAGCATATTCCATATTTTCAAATCTAACAGGCGGCTTCGGGCAAGTGATGTTAATACTATTAGCTTACTTTATATTACCAATGGTTGGCGGAGTGCTAGGTTGTTATATTGCTGATTTAGCCAAAGTTCTTGTTGGAGAAGAATATAGCTATGATGAACAAGATTTCCAAACCGAATAGTAGAAAGTAACTTTAAGACAAAAAGGTTGAAAAAAACTCTTTACATCATTAAATGAGTGTGCTATAATGTAGTTACTGGGCTGGGCGAAAGCTCTTGGTCCACCTCACGGCGGGGCAGGACCCCGCCTTTTTGGTGTAAATAACGGAGTAAATCGGAAGTGGCTAAAGAATTAAGTATATTTATTGACGAAAGCGGAGATTTTGGCGAATACGACCCTCGTTCACCTTTCTATATTATTAGTATGGTTACACACGACCAACGAAACGACATCTCTGGCCAAATTAGAAATCTTGACCGCGTATTATTAGAAACGGAGCTAAAGCGAGATTTTGTACACGTTGGACCACTAATCCGACGCGAAGCAGAATATCAGAACTTGAGTGTTAAGGAGCGGTTACGTATATTGAAAAAGTTGCTTGCGTTTGTTGATAAGGTTGAGTTCAAACACGGGTCATTTGTGGTAGAAAAGAAGCACATTAAAAGCGACAAGGGGTTGATCCAAAAACTTTCACGACAGCTATCAGACTTCATTAGGGGTCATTACCCTTACTTTACCTCATTTGACAAGTTAAAAATCTATTACGATAACGGACAAGATGGGGTCGTGCGTATTCTCGTAGCGGTATTCTCTACACTGTTTGATAATGCCGAATTTAAGAGAGCGGCGCAAAAAGATTACAAAATGCTCCAAGTAGCAGATTTAGTATGTACAGCAACACTTACGGAGCTAAAGCTTAAAACGCATACATTGTCGCAGTCGGAACGACACGTGCTTGGCGATGATAAGAATATCAAGAAAAACTTCCTTAGACCTATCAAGAGAAAAGAGTTCAAGAATAGAGGGTAGTGGTTCGGCGACGACGCGACCGACGAAGCCCCGCGGAACGCGCGGCGAGTGAGGGCGCGGAGGAGTGCTAGGGCGCAAAAAGTGGTGCCTAAGCACCACTTTCCTTACTGCCTCCGACATATCACACCTAGCAACCCATCACGGCTTCGTGTATTTTCTTTAGGCCTTGATTAGTAAAGTGTAAATAAATCTTCGTTACATCGAGGCTTTCGTGTCCGAGAAACTTACCAACGAAGCTAATATCGACACCGTGGTTGATCAAGTTTGTTGCGAACGAGTGGCGGAACGTATGCGGATGAACGCCCTCAAAGTCCGACATCATACAAGCCCGCTTGAAGATATTACGCACGCTTTGATCGCTCAATCGTTTTTCTTCTTCTGTGGAGAGAAAGAGGGCTGGGTTTCTGTCCTTGCGTGTAGCTAGATATTCGTTGATGGCTCCTTCGGCTCGTGGCGATACGAAGCACGGACGAGCCAGCTTGCTCTTGCCGACGACAGCGAATTGACGTTTTTTGATGTCTTTGCGGTTTAGTGCTACTAATTCTGATACTCGCACGCCACTAGAATATAGTAATTCACATATTGCGACATTGCGCAGACGTCCTTGTTCCGATAGACCGAGGCGCGGTTGGCGCACGACATCTATAAACTCAAAAACTTCTTCTTCTGTCAGGAAATTGACCGTGCGCTTTTCGTGTTTGGGCAGTTTTATGAAGTCGGGATGTAATACGCGATAACCGCGCATAGCGCACCAACGCAAGACGCATTTCAGATCGGTCAGAGCCTTACGCACCGTGTCAGGGCGGAGCCACGACGCAAGATGGTCGTGATACTTCAGTACATCATCAGAGCTTAAAGCCGTCATTTCTTTATCTTCACCGAAGAAATTGGTCGCTAATCTTCCGATATACTGACAATGGCGCACGGTTTTTGGGGCACACCCTGCGGCAACCACATCGTCCTCTATACGCTTCTCAAATGCCTTTTTAATGTTGATTTTTGGGTTTTCTGCCACTACCATTGTTGGTGGTAAGCCCCACGATACGAATTGATTTGCGAGGGGCATAGTAGCCTTTTTATTGTTAAACATAGCGAGTTTATCTCCTTATTACTGGTAAAAAATTTGTCGGAGATAATAGCGTTGATTATTTTGCCTGATAAATACCAAGCTTTACCAACTCGTTCACGCATATTCGCCCAAAATAGGCGGCTTTGTTCCTAATCGGGTTTCTTGGTCGCGGACGAAATGCGTTTTCAATGGCGCACTCAATAAAGTCTTCCGATAAATATCGGGCGCAGTCGCAGTAAAATGCGCGACTTTCAGGGGCGTTAAACTTTGCTACTAGTCTGTCAGCCTTTGCGTCTATATATTGTGCCGATTGTGAAACTGGCTTGTGATTTCTTTCGCGTAGTTCTGCCAAAAATGTGTCTTTATCTATCATTGACAATGGTGAGTTTCTCCTGAAACTCCCAATGCCATTGACATTGAGTGGGTTTGCCATCTATTACCTCCAAATTGTGCGCACCAAAAACCTTCCGCTTTCAAGGTTATTGAGCGTCCTAACTATGCTCGACTTCACGCACCAAGCGGTCGTGCGAGGAGTTTCGCTGTTTGTATTCATTCAACGAGAAAGCCCCGTCAAGGTCAAATGAAGATATTTTACTACCTCCAACTGCCTTTCAGGGGCTTTGTTCTAGTTCGATGTGCTTATTATATCAAGCTAAAATGCTTTCGTCTAGTCTAATTTTTGTGTTCGTCGTTAGATCCCCAACGTTCGCGCATCGCACGACGACCGTTTTCGATCCGAGCTTCCTTTGAAACTGATTGCGCCGCTTTGAGATTTCTCTGGCGATTTTTTAGCGCATAATAAAGTATGCCAGATAATTCGCAGGTGGCGGTCGCGGATTTGTCGGAGAGGTCGCTAGGGTAGGCGATCGAGAATAAACCGCCTTTTCTATCGGAAAGGTAGAAACGATATTGGCCCGCTCGTTCTTCAAGCACGATAAAGTTGCCTGCTTGCTTGAAGCCCTTTTTGCGCAAGTTGTTTACGAAACTTGCGACAACTGCCCTTATTTCTTGTTCGTTCAT